TGTCATTGTCCACGATATCTGCGATCTCGCTGGACGTCAGACTGCGCACGGTAATCACATCGTCAAGAGATGGGATGTGCAGCTGTTGACGCTTAGGGGTGCGCTTAGCTTCAAGGCGCTGGGTGGCCTTAGCCACCCACGCCTCAAAATTGGTTTTGGTATCCTTGTTAGCCATCTATTATCCTCCTTATTTAATTCGATCTAAATTGATCAGGTCAGACGGCGTAAACCCGCCCGATACCTCCATCTCCACGAGCGCGCCGCGCTCATAGGACACGACCGGCAGGTCGTTAATCCAACAATTGCTCACGGAGTAGCGCTCAATCTGATGCCCGACCGCGTCCGGATCGGCGAGCTTGGTGATGATTTGCAGCCGCTTATCGTTGCCCTTGATGACGCTCTGGCGCACGTCCTCATAGCGGGAGTAGACCTTACTCAGCGCCATCGTCCACTCGCCAGCCTGGCCGGTGAGCTTACTGTCAACATCCAGCCCCAGCTGGACGTCCTCGCGGTTATAGGTTACCTTGAGCTCGATTTTTTTGGCCTCGGCGATTAACTCGCCGGAGACCCACACCTCCGCGTATGTGCCGGTTAATATCCTGTATCCCGGTACCTTATTACCCATGCCTTACACCCCCCTACATGTTGACGCGCAGAGTGAGGTCCTCCATCGCGTCCACAAATTTTACCGCACAAACCAGATATACCGTGCTGCCCGTGTTAGCCTTGGCGATATCGATATCCTCCATCTCTGCAGTGTCAGTGCCGTGGGCCTCCAGATACTCCCGCTGCGCGTCGATATCGACCGCGACCATGCTGTCGTAATCCGGATCAAGCACATCTCCCGCGAGCTGCTTATGGTAGTTGTCGATGGCCGCAACCAGCGCTTGCTTGTGGTCATAATTGTTGATGACCTTGCCGACGTACTGCGCCGCAAACGTTGCGCTGATGTCGTCGCGGTACAGATCGATGCCCTCGACGATCTTAATCTTGCTCATATCCTTGCCCTTACCATCCGTGTAGGAGGTGAGGGAGTTGACGCCGCGTCCAATCTTGTACGCGCCGTTATCGTCGATGATCACCAGCTCGCCCGCGTCGATCCGGTCATCCGGGTCGTCGGGGACGGCTGCGGAGGTGATATCCGGCAGATCGTAATAGGTGCTGCTGCGGCTAAGAGGCAGACCTGCCAGTACGCCCGCAATGCGCGTGCAATACTCCGCCGCCGTGCAGATGTTGCTCGGAGCGAGGCCCGTGACGATGTCCCCGGTCGTCAGGTTGACAATGCCCTCATGATCCGCTGCCGTGTTGGCCAGCACCGCCTTATACGTCTTATGGTCGGCGTCGCGGGCAGCCTTGATCCATGCGACGACCGAGGCGGTCTGCTCCGTCGTCAGCGACGGGATCGTCAGGTAGTTCCACGTGCGGCTCTTGAGCGTCTTAAGAGCCGCCGAATAATCCGTGGCGTCCGTTGCAATGCGCAGGACGAGCACCTTGCTCGGCCCGCCCTCGAGGATCATCTGGAGGTACTCGTAATTGCGTTGCGTCCAATGCGCAAAATCCACGTCCGCGAGGGATGTGTAGACAGTCTCGTCCGCGCCGCCCTCGGTATCGTCCTTAAGGATGCAGGCGACGATCCCGCGCGCGCTGCGCTGGATCGCGGTCTGGCCCTTGCTGGCAAATATGATGTTAATCTCTGGTAATCCCACTCGTTACCCTCCCTTGTGTGTAATAATCTCCGTCTCCAGCGTCTCCGCCAGCGGATATTGCTCAACCGCCTCCTCGCTGTCCCAAAAGGTCAGCGTAAAGGTACAGTACAATATCCGGTCGACGATCTTATATGTGACGTTGGGGACGGTAATTGCCCGGTCGTCCCAACGGATGACCGGGCGGATTGCGTGATCGATGGTGTCGGCCAGCGCCCAATAATCGGCATTGCGTTCCGACGCCGTGTGGGCGGCAAGATCAATGACAACGCTGTGCCGCGTATGGCAGGCGCTGGTCGTTGTCCGGCTGACGGGCGTCAGGCCGACATAGATGTAATCATTGATGTCGGATTGGCCCCCGTAGTCGGTCTTGGCAAAATATTCGCTTGACACGTCCATGTCCGGAAGTTTCGTTTTAATTGCCCGGACGATGGCGTCCTTCATTTGGCTATATACGTTGATCATGTTTCCCCCTATAGATCGTGCGTTACGATGAAATCCTGCAGCCACGCGCGCAGGTAAGACGGCATCCGTTCTTCCACCTGTGCAATGGAAATTTCCATCATGTGCGCGCCGGGGACGTATCCGCCGCCCCGCGTGCGGTGGCCGTAGTTGACAGGGTCGGCATACTCGAGATCGGTGTAGACCTCAACGACGTACTCGCCGCCCTTACGGACGATATCGCCCACCGTCCAGCTGCCGCGCAGGTGGCCGGTGTCCTTGGGCGTGAGATCGGAGGAGAGCCGCCCCTGCAGCTCGTGCGCAATATCGAGCACGAGCCGCTCAAACTCCGTTGGCCACTCTCGCGCAGCGCGCTCAAATATCTCCGCGTACTCATCGAGGCCGTCAAATCCATAATCCGTACTGCTCATACCGTGTCTTCTGTGAGCGTCAGCGGGATATTATTGTGGCTCGGCTGCCGCTCCGGCTTGCCTGCGACGGTGCGGTACGTCCGCCCAAGGCGGGTGACAAGCACCGTGTCGCCGGGCCGGATGTCCACCTCCGGGCGGGTGAAGAGGAGGTAATCCGTCTTGACGTCGGAGGTTGCCTCCCCGTGTTGCAGCTTGCCGACGGACAGGGAAGAAAGGGCGCAGGGGACGCCGCTCATCACGATCTCCCCGTCGAGCCCGTCCCGGATCACCGTCTCGAGGTTGGGTAGCATCCGCTTGACGGGCCGGTATACCGTACATGCGTCCCCGTAGGTGGCGGCGAGGACGTCGGCCTCGCTGTGATGGATCATCATGGCTCCTCCCTCCTCGGCACGCCCGGCTTACGGTAACGCCACAGGATATCCTCATAGTCCTGCAGGTAATCCCGCGTAGCCTTGGCAGAGGATGATTGATCCCGATAGCTGATGGACGTGTCGCCCCGCGTTACGCTGGAGACCTGCTGGGGCAGGGTAAGCGTCCCATCGTCCCGCAGCATTGCCTCTGCCATTTGCGCCGCCACGATCTCCAGCGCCTCCGGCAGGTCGTCGCGGTTGCAGGATGCAAGGATCCTTGTAACAGCCATCAGCACACGCCGCCTTGCCGCAGTCTCATCCGCGACGGACAGGTCATAGGCGTACTTGATGCCCAATACGATCCGGTCGATCTGCTCAGTTACCGTCATTGCCCGCACCCGCTTTCGGGGCGGCCTTGCCGCCGCCCTTGGGCTTGGCTGCGGGCTTTGCGGGCTGCTCCTCCTCATCGAGGAGCGCCTTGGCAATAGTCTCATCGGTCAGGGGCTCCCCGGTGCGCAGCTGGTTGGCAATCTGGCGGCCAAGCTCCTTTACGTCGATGGTCAGGTTAACCTCATGCTCCGTCTCCGCCGCGCCGCCGGTGCGGGCAAAGCCCTGCTCCTCCAGCTTGCGGGCGGCCTCGTCCGAGGCCACCCTGCGCACGACGTTGTCACGCTGTAATATAATCATATTGCACCCCCTCACTGGCTGGCAGGCAGGACCTGCTTGCAGTTAACCCACACCTGCGGCCACTTATTGTCGGTGATCCACAGGTCGTGATACTTGCGGTAGTCGATTGCCCACGCGCGGGCAGATTGGTTGGTCTCAGGGTCAAATATGCGCACCTTGTCGGTACGTGATACCGCGATCGGCACCGTGCGCGGGCAGATGATCCAGTTGACGTCGAGCGCGTTTTCGGCGGGGGCAAATCCGCCCGTCTTTTGCCCCTCGGTCTTACCGTCCGCAAAGATATATGCGCTCTTGAGCCGCCCGGAGCCGACACGCCGGATCGGGTGCTCGCCGTTTAGGGCTCTGACCTTGAGCGTTACGCCGCCCTGCGTAAAATCGACCACATCGAGCTTTTTGGATATCTCTGCCGAGGTGTCCAAAATAGCCGCGACAAGTGTGGACATCGTGATTACCAGCGGGGTGTCGCTGCCGACCACGTCCTGCACGGCGGCGATGTCGTAGTAGAGCTTAGTGAGGATATCCGCAGCGGTCGGCGTATACCCGCCTGCCGCACGCTTATGGGCAATCGCGCCCGCCGCGATCTTACTGTAACGGTAAGCGTCGATCTCAGGCACCACTTTAGCGCGCTGGAACTCGCCCATCACCTGCGACGCCGTCACCACAAAATTGGTGTCATTGACCTCGTGCTCATCGAGCGCAAACCTGCGGCCACGATCCATCGCAAAAGTAAGGTCTTGCCACGTCAGGGTGACGTCTCCGTCGACAAACCCGTTGCTATAGTCAGCGAGGCCGTCCATAACGATCTGCGGCACCTTGACGGTCTTGCCTCCGGTGTACCGGATCAGGCTGGAGTTGGGCTCCATCCAGCCAGATGTGGAGAGCTCGACCGCCGCCTTGTCGAGCTCGCTCTGAAATACAGATGCATATTGCAGTACATTAGCCATTGCTCATCCCTCCTCTGATACTCTTGCTGATCTCGTTGCGGATCGCCTCGTTGGCGTTGGATGCCTTGCCGATGCCAAGCGGCGTCTTGCCGCGCAGCCGCTCCCTGACCGTGGCCGCGACCGCTGCGTCAAACGCCTCGGTCAGCTTGTCGCAGGCCGCCGTCATGTCCTGCTCGCTGGTTAGCGGCAGCAGGTCGGCGAGCCCGACCGGGTAGCCATCGCCGCTTAAGCGGGCTACCGCCTTATCCCTGACGTCGCGGGCGAGGAGCTGCGCCTTGAGCTGTGCGATCTCATTGCTGGTCTTGTCGGCCTCCGCCTTGGCACGCTCCTCCGGGGAGAGCTTGGCAATACGCGCCTGCTCCTCCTGCTCTGCCTGCCACTGTGCCTTGGCCGCGTCGATCCGTGCCTGCAGGTCGGCGTCAGTGTACGTCTTGCCGTCCTTGGAGGAGGGCTCTGTCTTTTTGCCGCCCTCAGGTGCGGCGGGGTCTCCGTCGCCGTCCCCGTCATCGCCGCCGATCCCCAGCAGCTTACCCAGCCGCTGCAGGAACTTGCTCTCCGGCTTAGCCTCTTTGCCCTCCGGCTCTGTGCCTTCGGAGGGCGTCGTCTCAGTTACAGGATCGGTTGTCGGCTCCGTCGTGGTGACGGTCGTATCAATTGTCTCTGCCATTGTGTCTTGCCTCCAATTAATCTATTGATAACCGGCGTTTAACCGCCGGATATCTGCGTGTTTTCTTCGGCCTCCTCGTCCGGTGGGACGGGGAGGCCGATGTAGTCGTATGCGGATAAGTAGCTTAGCCCTCGCGGCAGGATACCCGCCTCAACAAGCTGGATGTGCTCGTAGGCGTCCACGCCTGCCCAGCGCTTACCTGTCACAGCGTCCGTCCCTCCCGCGCAAACCGCTCGTTGTACAGGTCACGCAACGCGGCCTTGACCGCGTCCTCGCCGTAGCACTTGATGAGGTACGGCAGGTGCGTCTCCAGCATATCCACGGTTGTCTCGCCCCGGTGGGGTATGTGGTTGGGGTTAAGATAGGCACGCAGGTAATACTCGTATATCCCCGCCGCGATCTCCGGGGGATTGCATATCTTATATAACCCCTCAAGCTCCGTCTCGATCATCCATCGGGCGGCCTCATAGCCGACCGGCTTGTCCTCATGCATCTCACTTACTCCTCCTTGGTGGCCGCTGCGTGTGCGCGACGTAATCCTCATACCAGTCCTCATACTTGATGCTCTCCGGGATCGGCACCGCCTCATACGGCGCAAACATGCGCCGCGACGGCACCGCCACAATGGTGCAGGTGCAATTGGGGTGGATCGGCGGGTAGTCAAGCCCCGCTTTGGCGGTATCAATATCAAACTCCTGCCCATTTAGCGTGGCACAATCGCAATGCCCGCCCTCGCCGCCGCCGACAAAACGGTAGCGCTTGACGCCCGTCTCCTTATATGCCAACAGCCGCGCCTCGGCAGCAAAATGCGTACACTCCGTGCGCACGAGGCGCTCTGCTGCGTACCGGCCTGCGCCCATTGCGTCGTTGACGCCCTTGGTCATCTGCTGGATGCTGCTGCCCTTGGTAAGGCCGATAGAGATCTCCCGCCGTGTCACCATCGCCAGATGGTCGGTATTGCCCCACACGGCGGCGGAAAATTGCCGCTCGCTCCACGGCTCATCAAGGACTCGCTTAATGAGCTTATCGTCGAGACGCGCGACGCCAAACCCAAGGCGCAGCCCGCGCTGCACGCCGTAGCAGCCCTCGTAATAGCTGTTGACCAGCGTGTCGCGCATCATCCGCCTGATCCTGCCGTCCGCGTCTCCGGCGAGATCGATCATGTGCCGGTAGATGTCTCCGAGCAGCTGCTCCTTGCGGCTGATCCGGCTCTTGGCCGAGAGGGTGTTGATCTCCAGCAGCATCCGGCTATCCTTGGCGGGGCCGGAGATGGCCTTGACGTACCGGTCGATGGACATGCGCCACGAGCTATACTCCCTGCCGCTGATGTACTGGCGGGCCACGGCGTCCGTGAGCTGATTATCCTTGGCGTACCGGCCATAGATTGCCGCGATCTCGCGCTCAATCTGGCCCGCAGCCTCCTGATAGATGGTCATAAGCTCGTTGGTATACTGGTCGGCCCGGCGCTCGGTCTTAAGCGCCTCCGACTTGGCGAGATCAACCCAATAATTGCGGTTGCTGCTCATGCGCCGTCACCGTCCTCATCCGCTGTGGGAGGCGTCGCCTCAGCCTCCCGCAGCGCCCTGGCCAGCGCCTCATACCCGGTGGAGGGGTCGGCAGCCTTAAGCTGCTGCTCCTCCTCGGCCCTGAGCTTATTGATCTCATCCTGCACGTTGCTGACGTTGGGCAGGAGCTTAAGCCGCGTCTCGCGGGAGAGGTCGGCGGCCAGCTTGGTCACCACGTCTGCGAGCTCGGGCAGATTTTGCGGCTGATTACGCCGAAATTGGATGTCGATGTCGCGGTAATCATAGGTGGGATTGCTGGTGATATGCAGGATGTTGGTAATCAGTTCGGCGCGGCGTTGCAGGCCGCGCTTAAACTTGCGCTCCTTAATGGCTGTGACCTGCTCAAGGCCCCACAGCTTGTATGCGATGGCAACGCCTGAGAGGTTGCCCGCAAACTGCTCGTCCGACAATCGCGGCACGCCGCTCAATGCGTGGATGTCCCGCGTCAGCCGATCCTTATAGTGCTCGAGGCCCGCGTCGTTGACGTCCTTAGTAAGCCAGCTGATCGTGCCCCCATTGGCAAGGCTGATCGCGCCCTCCTCCTTAATCTGCACGATGTCGTTGGACGTGGCCGCGCCCATATGGGATAGCACCATGATCGCGTCGTCGTTATACTGATACATGTTGGCCGTGTTACTCTGCACGCGGTTGTATGCGTCGATCATGGGGATCACGCTCTCATAGTCGCCCATGCGCTCGTCGTTATTGCGGTACTCGACCACCGGCACGCCGTGCCAGTAATGATCCTCCGTGCCGGAGAGCTGCAGGGAGCCGCCGTCCGGGGCGGTAAAATACCAGACGTCCTCCTCGCGCCACCACTCATAGCGCGTGATCTTGTTGCCGTCCTTATCCTCTGTAACAATACGCCGGATCGCGCCCATCGGCTCCTCCGAGCCGGTCGGGTAGATGACGAGGCAGTCGTCGGGCTCGAGCAGGGTCATGCGGATCGCGGCGTCCTCATCGAGATACAGCATCTCGCAGCAGCTCCCCTTGATGGAGCAGCCCTTGGCGAGCTCGGCGTTGTGATCCTGCTCGTCGTTATAGTCCATGATGTCCTGCAGCTGCGCGAGGTAATTATCATCCGAGCTGCCATATACCACGGGCTTACCCAAAAAATACCCGGTGGCCGTGTCCGTGATGTACTTGGCGACGTTGCAGACGATGCGGTTATTGGGCGAGGCGCTGTGCTCCTTGTGGCTGTGGAGGATATCGTGGTTGCCGAGGTAATACTCCTGCAGATGATGGTACTTATCCGCGCCCGCCAGCATGTGCCGATCGATCAGGCGCTTAACGCCTGTCGCGTCCAGCGTCTGATACGACGCCCTGTCCATGTAGACCGATGACATTACTCTGCCTCCCATCTGCGACATTGCCCCGTCATGGCCTCACCGATCAGTCGCGCAAGGCCCTCCACTGTAATGCTGGTATGGGTATATGGGTGCTGATGGATACTGATCTCAATCCCGTGTGCAGTATTGCGCCATGTGATGCCCTCCGTATACTGATGTCCACAGGTATCCTTGTGGGCGCATACATTGCAGATATCGCTTAAGCTGGCTGCCTCCATCGTCCTGCCTCCTATACTATTTATATCCCTAATTCGCGGCGATCGAAAATAAAGAACCGCTGCTCATTTTTGGCGATGCTGCGCGCCCCCTCCAGCGCATCCGGCCCGTCGTCGTGGGCCGCCATTGGAAACTGCAGCAGCTGCTCTAAGAGCCGCTTATGCCGCCGATTAAACTTAATGTACTTATTTTTGATGTCCGGCTGCAGCGTCTGGACGCGCATCACCTTATCGGTGGTCTGCTGTACCTCCTCAATGGGGAGGTACAGGCCCGCACGGGCGGAAGCCTTGGCAAGCTCCTCCTTAAGAAACCATTGGAACTGATTGGTCTCGGCACCGAGCTTGGTATAGCCGCGCCCGTAGGTGTTGCGTAGCCACTCCTCCTTGTGCAGGACATCCGAGATAATCCGGTCAGGGTGCCGCCGCTCGATGTCCGCGTCGAGGACGTACATATATCCGGTCTGCGTGTGCTTGGCAAGGGTGATGATCGCCGAGTAGTCACTGTTTTTGGATTTGCCGAGACTGGGATCAACAAACCCAAAAAATGCAAAATCTCCGTTACCAAAATTGATCTCGGCCTCGTTGTACCAATCGAGCCAGTCCTCGATAAAGATGCAGTCGTCCGGGTTAATCGGCTCGTTTTGGAGCTCGGAGTTAAACGAGCTCTCGCCCTCGGAGATACGGATGCACATGAGGTCATAGTAGGAGAGCTTAGCCTCCCACAAGACCTCTGTCCCGGCAAGCATCTCGGCTTTGTGGCCCTCAAAATATGCAAGCGCGTGCGCCGCGCGGTCAGGGTCGTCGAGATCGGTATAGAGCGCCTCCCACTCCCTCCAGAGGCTGTCCGCCTTGCTCCAGCTGATGACCGCCTTGTACTTGATCGCCTGATAGGCCGGGTTGCGCAGGGTGTTGGCCAGCAGGCTGTCATAGTGCAGCAGCGTGCCGATGTACACGATATCCGTGTAATCGTCGCCCGCCTTGGAGACAGCCTTGTTATACCAGTCCCGCAGCTTGCGCCGCTGCTCCGGCGTGCGGACGTTCTCGTCGTTCTCGACGTCGTCCAAGACGATCAGGTCAGGCCGCCAGTTGCGGTGCTTACGTCCTCTGATCTTTTTCCCGCTGCCGATGGCCTCGATCTTAATATTAGTTTTGGTCACCAGCACATTGCCGCGCCAAACCGGCCCGGCCAGCTCACCAAAATCCTCTCGGATCGCGGCATTGTCCTCCAGTTCCACCCGCAACGACTCTAAAAATCCCTCGGCCTGCTCCGAGCTGTCGGAGATAATGATCGGGTAGTGCTTATATCCATAGAGCACCGCATGCATCGTGCCCTTAAATGTGAGGTTGGTACTTTTGGCGTGGCCACGGGGGGCGGCCACGACCCGGCGCGAGCCGGGCAACCGGCTGATGATCTTGACGTCCGCGCCGGTTAAAGGGTAGCGCCCCTTCAGGACGCCATCCCGCCAGATGGCGTCTAAATCGCGGTGAAAATCCGGCGAGGGCCGAGAAAAGTAATGGCCAAAATATGCGCGGCCAAAAAACTCCATGTCAATCGCGCCGAGCCTCCTGCGGATACCGTGCTCGCCGGTGAGCTGGCCGCCGCGCTCATACTCCCGCAATAACTGCCTGCGCTCCGGCTCATCCCCGCGCCGGAGGTAATCGTTTAAGATTTCGCACAGACCGTTTAAATTTTGGCCGTTGTCCTCTTGTATTTTGGCTTCCGCGTCCTCCAGCGCCCCTTTCAGGGCGTCCAAAGGGCTTAATTTTGGTCCTGCCAATCCCGGTCACCTCCCAAATCGCAAAAAATGGCCCCTGAGAGGCCCCGCAAGGCCGGTCAGGGGAAAGGGGTAAAGTTGCTCACAAAAATCAATGCGTCAAAATTTAAACGGGGTTAACGGCGATTTAAACGCATCCGCGCCCAGATGCGGCAGTGCAATGCGCAAATATCCGGCATTTGGCCCGGATATGCTCCGCCATCGGGCCTAATCGGCCCGCAGAATGCCCCATATGTCCACCAGATCGTACCGCGCGGGACGCATCAACCGCCCGGACTCCCCGGCATCGTTTAAATCTTGGTTCCAAACCGTTTAAATTTTAAACGGTCGTGTGGGGGCGATTGCCGTCGCCCCCGGCTCATGAACGATCCATTGTTACGGTTATATCGGATCGGGCTCCCGCC